TGATTGGATCTGATTCGACTATAACAATATTTTTATCAAATCCCTTCACGGTTCCATAGGTACTTTTATTTATTTTTACATGCGCCCCAACCTTGACAGTTTCATCTTTACCGGAACTGTTTGTTAATATTTTTTCTGTTATTTCCTTTTCTGGAGAAATTCTTGTTACTTCTCTCTCTAATTCCTCTGTAGTATATTCGTTAATTCCACGATTCTTTCTGAAGTCTTCAGACAACTTATTCCATAATTCTTTTTTGTGTGTTTCGGCTTCCTTTATCTTTGCCCATTCTTCAGGATACCTAGCTTTTACTTTATCAAGATCGCCTTTCTCAACTTTTTTACCGGTCTCTTTTACGTATCTCTTTACAAGATCAGTCGTACTTCTTACTTCAAGCTCCTTTACTTCAAGCTCCTTTACTTCAAGCTCCTTTACTTCAAGTTCCTTTACTTCAGGCTCCTTTACTTCAGGCTCCTTTACTTCAGGCTCCTTTACTTCAGGCTCCTTTACTTCAGGCTCCTTTACTTCAGGCTTTGTTCTTACAATCTGATATCCATCCTCAACCCCTACAACCTCATGAGTAGATGAAGATATCCCTTTTTTGTTTAGCTTCTCAGATTTTAAAGCATTTTCTGCACCGATCTTAGTCTTCCATGGCATGTCACCCTTCACGGTTTTTCTTAAAACAGGTTTATATTCAACCTCAAGTTCTTCGGATGCAGGTTTACCAGCTACATATTCCTTGCCTCTCGGATACTTTACATCTTTCGGGCGTATCTTGATTTCAGGTTTAGGCTCAATCAACTCGAACCCCTGCCCTGATGGTAAAGCCTTTATATTTTCAAGAGTTGCTGCAAGTTCAGGACTGAAAGATGAAGCTATGAGAGCATTTAGATCACTCCCGAGATTAGGATATTGTTCTTTGAAATTATCAATATCGTCAGTTGTAAAAATATCGCCCGCTAAACCATTGCGAATAAAATCAATGGCATCGCTTTCTTTAAATGTTTGTCCTTGTAATATTCCTGAAGTAAGGCCTGTATTGATAGCATCAATTAAGGTATCTTTGACTGCTTCTATTCTTACTTCTTCCCTTGCAGTCTCTATTCCTGTTTTTAATTCAGGATACTTTTTTGATAAATCATTTAAATCTGCATCATTAAATAATTGATTCTTATATCCACGTATTATCGATCCAGTTGCCTGATCCGCATTCTGTGTACCTTCTTTATATGTTTTTGTTATACCATCAAGAACAGTCTTTTTAAGCTTTTCGGTCGTATCGCTTGGTTCTGCAAAAATCATTGAAGTGCTACCGCCCATTACGCCAGCTATGGGAATAACATTTATGCCTGCTTTTAACTGTTCTATTGCTTCCTTTTTAGTAAATGCAGATTCCGGCAAAAGACCCATCTTAATAAGTACTTCCACGGGTTCTTCAAGATATTCCGTGAGTCCTTCCCAGCTACCATTTTTTAGAAATTTTATTATTGCATTAGATTTTTTAGTTCCTAATTTTCCTGTTATTTTACCAAAACCTATTGAATTGAGCGCACCAGCGGCTAAAGTCATTGCTTCCATGCCAGCGGCTGCATCCTGTTCAGATCCGCCCCTATCCAATATTTCTTGATACGTTGACGCGCCTTCCATCCCACCGCCAACAACCCCAGCCGTTGTTAATGATCCAAACTTTACCAATCTTTCAATAACTTTGGGAGTTAATTCAAGAGCCTTACCTGCTACTTTTAAATATTTTCCGGCAGCTACACTTGGAACCATCATCGAAGCAAAGCTCGGAATCATGTCAGCTAAATTATATGCCCACCAATTACTTTTCAACATTATCCCAGGATCATTTAATATGGAACCTTGTATTTCAGGGGGCGCTTCAAGAGGTTCTGCTTTTTCTTTCCAGTATGCTCTTGTTTCTTTCCCAACCTTTTTAAGTAACTTAACACCCGTCCTGACTCCTGCATATTCTAAGCCAGTACCGACCGATTCAGCAAGACCTATAATTCCATGTTTGACACCCTTACCAGCTGCTTCAAGCGGACTAATTTCTTTCGGCGGTGTTATTCTGGGTGGACGGCGGCTAACTGCGGGCGGCGGCGTTACTCCAGGTATTCCTACTTCCTCGAATTCACCTGACATTCCAAATGCCTTTGGCACCTTTTTTTCGACTTTCTTTTCTCTAACTAGAGGGACTGGATCAGTAATCGTCGGCAAAGTTTTTAATATTTTCTCAATCCCTGAAACGAGGGTCGGTTTTTCTTCTGCCTGTGCCTGTTCTATTTCTTTGATACCAGCGTCAAATTCATCCATTAACCAATCGCTTGTTTTTGTTTCTGGAACATTTCCTCCAGGTACGATGCTGGGCGATATAGAGGGTTTCTGTTTCTTGCGAGCTCTCTCGTCCTCAATCTCAGCAACCCCTTGGCCGAACTCTCTTAATATATCATCTTGAAATGGCACATTTAACCCCTATTTATTTAAAGTAATATATTATACTCTATAATTACTATAAGTACCATTATACAGTTAATAAATTGATTGATCTATATTACCAGTTTTTGTATCTATTATTCTGGAGCATAGAGTTGTTTGTACTGCCTAGCAAAGTCAAGGTATTTTTCACGATCTTTGCTTTTCATATGAGCCATGTATTTTTTCTGTTCTTCCTGTTCTAATCCAGTGAATTCAGAAAATGTATAATCTTTCTGCGGCACCAAACCCTCCCTGATCCTTTCACCTAATGTTTTGGTAGATGTGGGAGTTGTTCTTTTTTTAGGATATAGTGTTTCTCCTGTGCCCATTTCCATAAAGCCAGGGTCACCTTCATAGGTTTCAAATGATTTCCAGACTGGTTTCCCTGTAGACTGCTCAGCCTTCTGTTTTGATAAAGCCGCCGCTTGTTCACCTTTGAGCTTTTGTAGCTCCATCTGACTCTCTGGCTGAGGTTTCATGCCCTCGCCTTTTGGAGGTGTCCACACCTTAGGTTCTTTTTGGAGCCCTTCCATAACCGACAATAGCTCTTTATGCCCTCTTCCTTTTTCCGCTTCTCCAGCAGCAAATTTCATTTTTTCACGTTCAAATTTTTTCTCTTCCTCTTTCCTCTTTTTTTTGATTCCAGCGCTTCGTTGAAGACTTGTACGCTGTGCTCCAGTGTATCCATTGTTCTGACCTAAAAAATTATTAAACATTCCCATAATATTCTCCTAAGCTGCTTGCTCCTCGTATGGGTGACTCTCAGATATATTCTCTCCATGGCTCCATGTCTCAGTATTGCTCTCTGAACCTGTGTACCCGACAGAGGCTGTAGCGTTAACGGCATTCATAGCCGAAGCGCATAACTGAGCCGCAGTAGTCATTATTCCGGATGTGCCTTCCACCTGTAAACCTTTAACAGCAGCAAAACCTTTAATCGATGCATCGATCTCGCCTATAGCCTTTTGCAGTTCTACTTTCGCCCCTTCTACCCCGACTCTCATTTCTTCGGTCTTGGCTCTAAACCACGATCCTTCGGCATCAGTCTCTGCACTATAAGCCATAGTCTCCGATTTGAATCCCTCGACCATAGATGTAATCTCTGCTATAGTTTTTCTTATTATAACCTCGTACCCAGAAAGCTCAGCCTTATACTGCTCTGATTTTATCTGATTTTCCTTTAAGACAAGATCCGATCTCTGGATCTGAATGTCCGACTCAACCTTAGCGGCCTCAACTTCCCCTAGATAGCCTTTAACCTGTTCGGAATAAATTATTGCTTTTGTTTTTTCACCTTCAAGCTCCTTAACGTATACATCGTATAGTGCTTTATCGGCTTCTATTCTTGCCACATATACCTGAACTTGCAACCTGAATATCTCAAATCGGCTCTTTTCTACTTCAGCCTTAATTCTAACAGCATCCATCTCAGTGGCATATAATTTAATGGTTGTATCAAGAGCTTTCACTTTTTCAGCATAGATAGCAACAAGATTTTTTTGTACATCAGACATAACCTGGCAAGCGTCTATCTGCGCTTTGTATATCTCTGCTTGTGTGAGCGCAGCCTTTATTTTGGATTCATAGACAGTAGCTTCCGTTTGATAAGCCTGGACCCTAGCATTGAATTTATTTACATTGGCGTTGAATATTTCTATACCAACCTGGACAATGGCCTTCGCAGCCTCAAAAGCCCTTGTGGCCTGTGCGTTGAAGAAGTCCCTAAGCATCCCCTCAAGCTGTACACCCTTATCTATCATAAAGTGGGTATTAGTTTGAGCAAGCTGCGCTTGATCAATCGTTATCTTAGAGTTGATCTCCGTATTATTTCTTGATATTTCTCTAGCGGCTTCAGCTAAGCGACCAGCCATAGCACCGATAGGAAGAGTAAAGCCGCGAGCTCCAAAATAATCTTCAACCTCCTGATATAGCCTTTGGTTTTCTGTCTCCTGCCTTGCTAAGGCCCTGTCATAAAGCTCGTCTTCTATCAGAGCCCCGAGGCCAGTCCCTCCGTTTCTGATATCGTTCAAGACCTTCGCTAAGAGATCGGCCCATATATCTGATCCGTAATTAGCTTCGGTGTAGGAAAAGTTTTCAGGCATATCCCATACTTCGGTAGGAAGCTCACCGTCAAACTCAGAGATAGTAATAGATGGTGCCGCCGGGAATACAATATCTTCGAGTATAGGAATAGTTGGAATATCGATATCTGGCTTAGCAGGATAAGTTATAGTAGCAAGCTCCGGGGGATCTCCAGGTAAAGATATCGGGTCAGGATCTGGTTTTTCTGGATCTACATAAACAGCAGGCTCTACACCGAAATTTGGAAATTCAACATCGTCGAAAGATGGTACTGAAGCCCATGTAGGAATAACAACAGTGCTATCCGGGATATCTGGAAATGTGAGATTACCTAATGCAGGTCTATTTTCATATGATAAAGGATCAAGATCTGGTATGTCAACATCACTTATTGTTGATTCTGGTAATTCAAAACTAGCCAGAAGAGCCTCAAGCTGTGTTATAAAATCATTCGCTATAACAAAAGAACTGTTTGCGAACTCCGTGCTTAGATCAAAGCGGCTTTCAACTAAGTCACCTCGCCCTCCGGGTGTTACTTTTTTACCATCAAATTCTGAACCATTCCAATCTGTTGGAACCCATTCACCCATAACATTCTCCCTATATAAGTCCGAGGTCAATCAATTCATGATCCTCGCAATTCAAAGCTTCTAATAATTTCTCGGTTATGTCGATATATGGAATATCTTCATCGGCTATATCGGCGCATATCTTACCGATATTCTCATCATCCCAACACACCTTCCACATTATCTTCCAGTAATCAGGTTTATATTCTATTACTCCAAGACAATCGTCAGTGTAAAGCTCTGTAACCGAATCCCCTTTACCTGCTGCTATCACGCCGTGATTATCTTCAGTTGCTCTGTCATCGAGATAGTATATATGGTCTACATCATCATAGGAAAATTCTAAGTCTTCGTCTACCTGAAATTTATGGAGAGTATCGGTGTCTGATGTATCGACATTTGTTGATCTTTCCCATTTCCATTTAGTTATCTCATATCCAGAAATAGAATCATTGTCTATCTGCGGCCAAGCGTCACCAGCCATTAAAAGATTTTGGTAGAAATAATCTCCTACTGTATGAAGATATCCATTCTTATATGGACTCCACCAACTATCAAGAAGATTATCCATCTGGTCTCCAGTGGGTGGGTTAATACTGTTATGAATCCCACTGTCGATCCTTATTTCAGAAGTAGACACACAATAAGTCTTATGTTTATTAGTTATCAAATCAAGTGAATTTGGACACACCCATCTCGCAGACCATGTTTCTGTTATTTGTTGTACAGTCTCAAATTCTACATCCTTATGTTTGTTGTATTCGTAAGTTTGATTAATACAACTACTTGATGGCCAAGCGCACCTTTCTTGCTTTTCGTGACAATATAAGGTTTCCGCCTTATCCTCTTCGTCGGCAATAACAGAAAGAACATTTCCAAGAAGATCCCATGTATGCACAGAACCCCAATCATAGGCTCTATAAAAATTAGATTCTCTATCAGCTTCAATTTCCATTTCGTGCATTTCATCAGCTATACACTCAGGATAGGTTGCATGCGCGCTACAATCAAGAGTCAAGGGACCCATACTATCGGATGTTATAACTGGGGCAGGATCTAGTGTGTGTTGCTCGAATGTGCAGAAAAGCTGAGCCTCAAAACCTGTATCACCGCCTACCCACCTTATATGATTACATGTATCTAGTTCACTATAAGTTATACTTGAATCAGAAAAAGTGGTGTGACAATTAACCGGTCTCTTCGACCACGATATAGAAACATCCATACCAGTTCTATCTAAAGATTGAATATCAAACAATAATGGCGTTGGGAGTTCAGCCTCAGTTGTATCGATAGCCCAATATTCAGTAAAACCTAGACCATTAGCATTTGATGGATAGTGTATAAAAGTCTTAAATACGTTACTTCTTATATTATATATTATTCCACATATAAAATTCTGAGCTTCAACTATAGTAGGATTTGTTGTATACCATACCATAATTCCTTCCTCAGTATTACAGTAAAATCTCCGTGGGGGACATGGAAAATTAAGGCCAGTATAAAAAATATTACTTGCATAAGCCAGATAATATGTAGACGAATATGGCAATGGGTACTCCGGATATTTTAATGGATCTAAAATATCGCATATTTCGTTACTTCCAGGAACACCATGACCTGCATATGCATGAAGTGGCATAAACACAATTTCTCTGTTTTTCGTTAACATATGACAAGCCGAAACATATCTTTCAGGTTTTAAGTCTTCGCCTGCAACAATCGCTGCATCTATTATCTCTTGACTCCTGTCATCCATCATAAAAGATTTCGTGTGTCTGTGAGGATGTTTATGGGTATGGTCTGGCCCCCTCGGAGTATTCTTCATCGTTTCTAATATTGTATTCTGGGTACCCCATACATAGACATCATAATCGTCATTAAGATGTATGGGTGACAGGTACTGCGTTTGTTCATATTCGGACATATCAGTTCCGGCTTCAACAAAATATATCCAGTAATATTTACGTGTATTTTCTCCTGTTATATCATCAACTTTGACAATATAAGCAAAAAATCTTGGAATAAGTTTTTCTAATCCCTCCTCTTTTTTCATCTCAATAATTTTAGGTTCACTATGTATCTTTACTTCTCTTAGGCCAAAGCAAATATTTGCTTCGACTGTAGTTCTTGGATCAAGCGGCCTCGACCTTACACCCTGCTCCAAATCTCGAAAAAAAAGTTGGTTCTCTAATATTTTCATCTGGCTCTTTGCTGCACCGATAAAATTACGAGCGTAATTCTTATCACCTGTCAGTGTTACTTTACAAGGAATTTTCATACCTTAAAGCTCCTCGGCATTGTAACAAGAGCAACATCTATAGAATTAATGCCAAAATCACAGCCACCTACATTTGATATCCTGAAAGTAAGGTACCTTCCTCTTATCGCACGAATCCCAGTTATCCTTCTCCACTGTTGACCCGTTCTGACTGAATCTACTGTACGTGATACCCAAGACCGGTTATCTCCGAATGTTACTATAAGGTCTCCCCCTGCTTCATAACCTAAAAACATAAACCGTACTTTCTTCGGATTGTTTATTCCGAAGTCAGTTACAATAGGTTCAAAGTAGGCTCCAATATCATCTCCATCATCTGTGTCTCCATCAAGTTCATATATGCCATCGGTGGATGCCCCGAGATAAATATTTCCAAATTTCACCATAGAATTAAAGTCATAATTGATGTACTGTGTAGTCCCCCCAGGCTGTATAGCATAATCCAGGACATACATATTAGAACTATATGATACAAAAGAAGCTGTGATATCCGCAGTGGGCGTAGGTGCGGTTCCTGAAATATCAGCCATTACCTTACATCACCTCTCACATGCCTTAGTACTGAACTCGTTAAACCATGAACCTTAGATATCATTAACGGAGTCGGTGCTGTACCTACCAGTGTTATAGTCTCATTCTTTAGTGATGCGTAGAAGCGTACTAGAGACCCTGGTACTGGCACATTCCCAGCCAAGGAAATAACTTGACCAGTTAAAGCCACGATAGAACAAGAGGGACATGCTACCCTACCGAGAATAGTACAGACATTACCTATGGTAGTATTAAACAATCCAGTTGGACTCGGAACCGATGCTGAAATGACCGCAATATTTTCTGTATCCCCATCGCAAGTAAATAGAGGACATGGCGTATTCCCGTACATTGTAGCCAGATGTACAGAAGTGGCAACAATATGTCCGGTTGGTATAGGAACCCCAGCCTTTCGAGATATGGTGGCAATATCGCTAAGACTAAGACCTATCCGCATCGAACATGTAGGACACGGCGCGCTCGCTATAAGTGATGGATTTCTACCATGGTAAGCTATACAGGTAAAGTCGGGTACCGGACTATCACCCTCTATTATTCTACCTATCTTAAAACTTGCGGTAGGAACTGGCGGCGAAGCTTCAATGCGGGCATAACGAAAAACAGCCGACATTGCACATATTGGAGTGGGGCAATAATCGTCTATCTGACCGGTGTATGTAATATAAGTTTTACCATCTAGGAGGTTGGTAGCCGAATCTTTGATTCTTGCCTTACCATCGAGAAGATTGGTGGCCGAATCTTTGATTCTTGCCTTACCATCGAGAAGATTGGTGGCCGAATCTTTGATCTGGATCTTGCCATCTAAGAGATTTGCGTCAAGGATATATATTTTACCATCAATGAGATTGGTGGTAGAATCTTTAATTTTAATCTTTCCATCAAGTAAATTATATGCATTTGGTGGAAATAGACCAGTGGCTGCTTTGATATAGTCAACGTGAGTAACCATATCATTAGTTGTATCACCCCTCTGAATCAGCCATGTATCTCCTTCAGTACCACCGTACTCATTACTGCAAGGTACAGCCTCACCTACCAATTCACAATCATGTGTTGAGTCAGTTAAATAGACATCACATACACCATCTCCAAGTGTACCATATGTAACTAAAAATCTCCAAGTTTGCCACTCTACACTCCCAGAAGTTTTAATTAAATTGGTACCTACTTCAGTAAGACCAGAATCTGAATCGGCTACAAAGATACCATCGGAAGCAAGACGAAGTTCTAAATATTCATCTACTTGTCTACATTGAATGTTAAAAAAATCATTGTTGCTTCGAGTGCCTATAAGATCGTGATATAGTTTAAATTCAATAGTAAAAGTATTAGGATAGGCCCCTATATCTCTTTGCCTTTGAGCTTTTGCATTTCCTGCGGCACCGGTGTTAGTGTCGAAACGGAATTGTCCGGCTGGGCTTACTTCTGATACTGCAGCATCAGTATCGTTATCCGCCCAATCAGATATATCAACGCAATCTTCGTCTAATAAATCCCAGGAACCTGGTTCGGCCATATTATCTTAACACCATGTCCTTAACATCTGGATGAACATGTCCAGTAAACTGAGAAAGTGGAGCAACGTAATCCTTGATAAGTGCCCCGGTCCTAAAATCAATGTCTCTCAAAAAACATTGCTTACCATTAGTCCATCCGATGGTCCATATTTTTATAGGACGGTGACCGATATATTTATCACCATCATACATAGCTTCTTGACCGCCCCATCTAAAATTCATAAAGGTAAGAAACCTCGGATCAGTGCATTCTATTGTGTGGGAGTGATTGCGAAGGTGGGCGACGAGGCGAACAACCTGTCCCCAGGCCACATGTCTCCAATTTTTTAGACGAGAATCTTCGATAGTTCCATCTGCAAGATGAAACTCTATCCAGCGATCCCTATACTCTGAATCGAGGTGAAGCTTTTTCATACTTCACCTCCTTATGAGTATGAATATTTGAATGAGTACTGAAGTTCGTACCCTGCGTCAGTTCCTTTATATGTCCCGGTAGTTTCCGAAGCCGCAATAGCCGCATACATAGCCCACATTATCACATCATCTGCTGTGGTAGATAAGACCATGCTTGTACCTTCGTCACTCGGCCAAAGATTTATAGCCCCAGGTTCAGCCTCGACCATAGTAGCCCAGGTATAACTCCCAACAACAGCATTTACGACATAATTTTCCGTGTTGGCCGGAGCCCCCTGATCACCGCCAGACAAAGGTTGAACTTTAATAACGGACCCAGCCTGATCAAAACCGTTACTTGAAAGCCATAGCTTAAAAGTCTCAGCCAGGGTGTTACCACCATCGGCGGTAACATCCCAGAACATAGTAAGAACTCCAGAATCTGCGGCACCACTTGATATGTCAACCGTCCCATAGTCGGCTTCATTGCCAACACCAGTAGACTTTACCGCTTCTCCTGCGACAGCAGCCAATCTCTCGGCTGCGGTATCTATATCGGCTACAGCTGTATCGTTAGGAATCAGCCGGAACCGCGTAGTTGGTTCAGCCATAACTCCTCCTTACGCGCTTTCTGCCATCGGAATATCAACATCGTCTATGGTGGTAGTTCCGCCCGATGTGATAGACGTATTCGCCATATTCATCTGAGATCCAGATGTGGCAATGGCTCCATCTACTCTCGGCGTAGTGGTACTTGCTCCAGTAGTCTTGTCGTTTCCATAGACCCTAAAATGACCGGCTGTACCAGTAGCTCCAGCCACGCCAGACCATACTTCTCCAGACGCAGCGTGAAGTTCGGCATCCGCAACCTGACCGAAGTTAATTCCGTTATCAGCGGCTCCGGCCACGAAGGCTCCGCTAGACTCGGTAACCTGGATAAGTTCTGATCCTGTTTCAGCATCGTCAGCACTTGACGGTTGTGAACCGGTGCGGATTACCATGGTTCCATTCCTAAACTGATCGACCATAGACCCACCTCTAGCGGAACCAAGGATAACCACCGAACCGGCGGCTACGTCGGTCCCCGTAAAACTCCCTGTCGCTATCGTTATAGTGCCGGCGGCTACGGTAAGTATTTCATAGTCACCATCGTTAGCACCTGTGGCAGCACCTTCTACTGTAATCATGTCGCCTGGTTCAAAAATAGCGAGACCATTTCCAGTGTCAGTGATTGAATCGGGGGAAGCTCCATTGTCATTCAAGGCTATCGCTCCACCGTTATAATATAGGGCATTACAGGTAGCCTTCAGGCCAAGCATATCATTCCTTACTTTAGTTGAAAATCTAAAAGCCATAATCTTCTCCTTGTCAAAATATTTACTTAGACAAATCTTTAAGTTTCTTGTAAATCTCTTCTTGTATCATATTCTACTCAACAGTGTGTATAAAATTTAATCCCCTCAAAAGAGACCTACCTCTTGTACCTTCTGGGTAAACTACTTTCTTTTTATTAAGATTTATAACAACTCTCCCCGGACATCCGAGCATCGCTCCCTTGGTAGTAGACCACAAAGCACAGGGCTCATTCACCTCAAACCCTGGTATATCAGATCCATCAACATAATCTATAGCATCCGACCACTCTAAGGCTGGATAGGTTCTTACTTTTTTCTGTTCAAACTCATGCGGCACTAAACCTGCAAGAAAATAAATTTCTTTTTCAGTAGACACATAAAGCCCATCCTCTACATGTTTCACCATCCGAATGTTGGTACCATATTGTGCAAAGCTTCTTGCCATATCAAACCATGTCAAAGCACCATATTCCGACCACCACAACACAGGCCCTTTAGCAATATATGCCCTGCCACCATGGTAAGCTAAATGATTCCCGACAAACGGACCTGTAAAAGTTCTTTGTGTTGTAGGGCCTACATAATCAGTGGTCTTCTCCCAGGCGTATCTTATACCATCTTCGATATATCCAAGATCCTGATTGTTTGTATAATATATCCGGTTCTCAATCTGCGTATAAGCTATTAAGTCATTAGTGGATAGTGTACACAATAAGCGATAGCTAAAATCTGTTTCGAGAAGATAGAGCCCCTTATTATAGACAAATACACATTCACCGCCGTCACAAAAAAGGCTATGTGAATCTAATGGTATCCTTAATGTTTTACCTGTTCTCCTATTTACCCTACCAGATGGTGATAATGTAACATTAACAGCTACAGCGAGATCGGAGACCCCTGACTCTGGACTATATTTTATCCGCGTCGGATCATTTACTGTGTCGATCCCGGTCGAACCTCTGAGAAGTGGTACAGTAGCCATTAGTAATTTAGGGCATCATCAAGAGCTTTCCTGCGCTTAGACATAGCAGACGTATCTTTTTCAAACATGCTACCCCAGAAACTTTTTTTCTTCTTCTTAGCTTTTGGCTTACCTAATCCATCTCTCTTTTTTTCTGCTAATTTTGCATTTTTCATTTAGTATCCTATCTGGCAATCGGTATATTGGTTATCGCCTGAAGCATAATATTCTGGCTCAGCATCGACTCCAATAAAATCAATAAGGTCTATCATAGCCGAATAAAATTTATCAGTGTGATATTTCGTTCCGGTCCCGTGAGCCTCCGCACCGTCCTCAAGTCCTTCTCCAAATATTTCCTTGCATACGAAGTGCTTAACTATACGTATTTGTAAATGTTCCGGTATCCCGTCAGGCTCATCGTCATTATCTACCATCTCGGTAGGCTTTCCGTAATACGATATAAAAAGATCCTCTGTCTCACTTGGGATACCCTGATAATATAATTTTTTCCCTTTGACACAGACATAAAGAACTGATCCGGTTTCGGTTAAGTCCTTCTTGCGACAATGATTAAGGAATAACATAAAGCTGTAATAGTTACCGCCGTCTGGTGCCAATATCCGATCCCCGGATGAATCCACCACATAAAAAAGACCGCGTTGATAATTCGCCGGAAGATCCGCATAAGCATTGGAGGTAGTTGAAACGGTAGCAGTTAAAAAAAGATCCGGTAAGGGCGGAGAAATCGTACCATCTGGCATCCTGATGCCGCCTGCTATGTTATTGACAGCATCATTAATCCTCTCGGTGAGGTCGGTATAAGAATCGTCCTGGATGATGTTTTCTATCGCAGTAGTTAAAGATGATAATGTTGTCATGTATACTCCTGATTACCGAGATATGAACCCAGCGACTTACCTCTTATCCACTCCGCAAAAAAAATTAAATTATATAAAGAACGCCCCGCCGGTATATCGGCGGGGGTAACGATTATAGACTAAGGTCTATGCTTCTGAAGCAGCCTGTTCGACATATGCGCTGTCATCATATTCAATAATAAGGCCGACAGTACAGCCAGCGTCAGTAGCGTTGGTCACTGACACCTTAATCATCTGTTCAGCGGCGGTGGTTGAATCTGGATCAAAGATCAGGCCACCATTCGTGGTGTCCATAACACCTTCGGTAACGATACCAGCGGCACCAGCATCGGCGAGAGGAGTGATGGTCGCAACGGCGGTAGCATTATGAGTGAGGGTAATCACCTCATCCTTATCACTCTCTGCACCATAGCTAGCCTTGCATGATGCAATATTACCGCGACAAGGAACAGGAAGATACATATTCTTCGCAGTAGTGGTCGCGATTTCAAATGTAAAAGCTAAAGTTTTCATATTATTTTTTTCTCCTTTAATTTACTATGTTGCTATTGGATCAAGGATCGCGCTAAGATCTTCAGACACAACACCGTAATAGTTCTCTGCAACGGCACAAGCTGTAGCGGTTACACCATTAGCCTGGGCGGCAGCTCCACAAGCCAGGTTTCGCATAACAATCCCCGTAGTAGTAGCAGCCAAATTGATACAAGCATCATTATCGGAAGCTGCATTTGAGATAATGTTATCAACAATTACACAGTTGGTAACGATCCCAGCTCCACCGATAGCCATGGTTCCCCAATCGCCAATTAGGGTATTACACTTAATGATATGCCCATCGCCGGTCCCAGCAAAATTCACAAAGTGAGTATTTGCGGCATCGAGAGCTATCGCATAACAACCTTCGATAGTAATCCGATCAGAAGCCGTAGCAAGGGCATCCTGAATCCAGATCAAGGCATTCATTGCAGAAGCGGTTTCAGTAAATCGACATCCACGCAAAGTAAAATCGTCTGCATTAACATCAATAGCTGCTGTGATATCTGCAAAGTTCGCACTAAAATGAACATTCTCTATAACTACATCTGCTGCATCAATGTCGATGTCAGCGGAAATTATGGTATCGAGAGTAATCTTTGGCTGCTTTGAACCGGTCCCGATACCAACGATAGTTATCCCGGCCACGTCTATAACAAGACCTGCAGCCGCTGATACTGTTTCAGCATGCCCAGGAAGAAGATAGATTACGTCATCGTTATCGGCGGTCGCTAAGCTTAACGCAAAGTCAAGGGTAGCTACTGAAGTCTCTACTGTCCTACCAGCTCGGCCATCGTCTCCATTAACCGAACTGACAAAAAACTCAGTGCCGGTTACTTTACGGGTAACTTCTACCCAGGGGCGTGTAGGGTTAGGTCCGCCTACAGTCACTATTCTTTCACTCATAATAAGTACCTCTTATATTGAAAGGGGAGGATAGGTCCTCCCCTTATATTATTTATGCAGGTGCGGTAAGGTTGGTGTGTTTGACGTGCATTTTACGGTTAGAACAATACAGATTACCTACCCACCTAGTATCTGCCGAAGTGTTATCAGGCTGACCGAGGACCGCTTTACTCTCCCATACAGGAGTAGTAAAGTTGTAATCCTTATGACTCCTTAGAGATAAGAAATTCAGGTTAAGGGCCATTAGTTCACCAGCGGTAATATATGGATCAGCTACCATGGGAGCGCCTTTGTGGACGATATTTTCCCATCCAGCTTCAACCATCTTCTCGTTACGATATCTCTGTTGTGGATGGAGGGACTGCTCATAACCATCTCTCAAGAGAGCGGTAGTCGCAATAAAGTTAGGCAAAGCCCAAGCATGGTCTCCCATGTTAACTTCACGGAAGATTGCCTGTAGTACCGAGAAACCAATAGCTTCAACGGTAGTAATGACATTGGCCTTCCAATCCGCCATCTCATCTTCATCGATACTCCCATACTCAGTAGAGGTGGTTGTACTGAAGAGATCCCCGAGTCCAAGAATCCGAGTACTATCAGCAGCAGAAGAAACAACATCTTCAGCCATCTGAATCCTGGCAGCTTTCTTGATACTATCCATATATTGGTTGGTTAAGGAAATGACAGCGGCATCCCCAGTATTCTGTACCTTATCATCAAGGTTCAGGGAGTTACTACCATAAAGACCGGCCCAACGGAATCTGGCAGCATCAAACAGATCTTTCTTTGACTGATTAATTACGGTAGTCGCACCGTATCCACCTCTATGTGAATTTGCATACTCAAGAGGAATCTTTACCATCTTTCCGCCATCGACAACCTCATGAGGTTGTACTACCCAATTATCTTTGGTGATAGCGTTGCCCATAAGTTTCCACACTAGGGCGGATGCTTTGTTAAGAATATCTACAGGATCGGTCTGAAGCCAGTAATATTCTGTGGTTGCATTTAACTGATTTATTAAGCTCATATCAAATATCTCCTATAAAGGAGCTCAACCTATTCCCTCATTTTATCGAGGACACCTTGCATCCCCTTGTTCCGGTCAGCTCCGAATGTTTTCTGTTGTGGTTTTGTACCTTGATCACCTTGCCCCTTCAAAATAACGGTGCCGGTCTCATCAGTACCTTTCTTAAGTTTAAGCCGTTCCATGAGTTCGGTATTCTGAGTCTCAAGTTCCTGTGCTTTTAACACAGCATCATCTCTCTGAATTTCCCTGAAAGCTACTAAGGGATCACTCATTCCCGTTTTGTCCTTACCAATATACTCCTTGATCTTAGCTTGCATCTCCGGAGTATTGAAATCTGGATTCGCACTAAAAAAATCCCGATGTGCGGTTTTAATGTCACGCTCATCAAGCTCTTTCCTGAATACCTCTGTAGCAGCCGTTAAGGTAATTTCGTGTTGACTTTTGGCAGCTAAAGCATTTGACTTGTTCATCAGAGACATTAATTTCTTCGAGTAGTCATCGTCCACAGGATCAAGATCAGCTATTTGCTGATTTATTTTGGCCTGCTCACTCTTGACAGTATTCTTGTCTTGATCGGATGCTCTCTTTGCAGTAGCATTTTCGGCTTCCTGTAACTTGACACCCATGTCTTCCATGTGTGCGTTAGCTTCCTCTAATTGTTTTTTTAGAGTGCCTGACTCGTTTCCTTGCTCAGATAACTTAGTCTGAAGATTCTTTAAACCCTCAGCGGCATCTTCCTTCGTTTTCCATGTGCCGAGAAACGGCTCGTCGCCTTCTTTGTCGCCGTCGCCGTCGCCGCCAGCTCCGCCTTCTTTACCAAGTATAAAACCTCCATCTACTGCCGGTGCTTTCTTGAATCTACTATCGTTCATGTTTCCCTCCGGGGCCATTTATTGTGGCGTTATTCCCTTGGGCCGCCCTAAATGGATAGTCCCTTGTCTGATTGTTAATAAAATTTAGTGTAAAGTTTCTTTACACTTTCTTACATTTAGTATACTATATGTAAAGAAAGTTTACACCTATCCGACTTTTTTATTTTTTGCACAAAAAAACCCGGACTAACACAAGTCAGTCGGGGTATATTAGATAAGGGTGGATCTTATTCTAGCTACAAGGTATAAGCCCCTCCTTTTTCAGATATTGCTTATACTCCGTGCGGGTTGTCAGCGGTGGCTCACCGTGTCTTTGTAAAACCTCACATGCCGAAGGAAGCCATAAAACATCTCCATCTGTCTGTATACCTCCATGTCCTACAGACAAAATTTTCCTTGCTATTCTACCGCAAGCTATACACTCAACTTCTTGCGGAAAATCGTTAATAGGAAAAGATTTATCCATCTCAAGACCGCAATCATTGCATTTATAGGTATAAAGTGGCATATTCCACCTACTTTAATTTATAGCCAGTTGCAAGGCTACCAATCGCGGTAACAGCATATGACAAAACTGTCATGGTCTCAGTTGTAGGAGCAACACCTATAGCCACTAAGGCTAATATACCTATCGTCACTATCGCTAACGTAATATCTCTCACTTTATCACCCTCCCTAATTCGATGTAACAATCTTCGGGTCATCTTGCATTATAATCTTACTATCATTTATAGCCTGCCGTGTGACATAGTCGGCTACAGCTGTCAATGCCCTACCAAAGACATCAAGGACAACTACCGGGTTCTTGATAGGACCACTCACATTTATGTTGCCATCGCTGTACATTACGATCTGAAAAGTACCAACAACGTCTGCTTCCTGTTGATCTCCGTGAACATTTTTGCTTACATCATTTTTGTCCATACTATCTCCTATCTGTTCCTTCAACGCCCCTACGAATACGATCCGAGGTTCTGTATTTTAGCCAATCGAGTCCTTCCTGTATCTTTCGTAATGCTCTCTCGTTCTCTTCACAGGCAAAAGATCCGGCCTGAAAACACTCAAGTCTATCTATCACAATAGAAAGAAGATCCTCATTCTGACAACCAGTGACTCCAAATTCTTTGATTTGACTCTCTTGAAATTTAACGAAGCATAGTGACACATGATTCTTTGTTATAAGATATCTATGACATGCCCCTCCAGCTCCAGGGTGGTCCATTACTGTAATCTTGTTTGTGGAGCCTTCACCAGTATTTAATGTTCTATTTTCTTTCATTCTGCCCCCTGCTTAGCTTTAGGCGTCCCAGGCTTAGCGGCCTTCGATGCTTCGCCTTTAGAATTCTCACCCCCCGGCCCTTGCTCTGGCTCCATAAGATATTGTTTCATCTCAAGGGCAGCTTCTTCTGGTAAACCAGAATCAATTAATACCTGAAGAGCTTGATCAAGCTGGGTTTCACCCATCCTCTCTATTATCTCTTTCCACCCAGCCACATTAAGCAATTCGAGCACGGCCCTTCTATCTATTGCCCCCGACTCCCATAACCACTTTCCAATTTCTTGTGTCTGGAGAGAGGTTCTTGGTGTAGTAGATCCTGTCTCTACAACATAACTAAATTTCCTACCTGCGAATTTTGTCCCAATAAACTCAATAGGATCTCCAGCCACATCAACAAATTCAGATGTAGTTCCAAAGTTTTGATATAGACCAATGCACCATCTCGATCTATTCTCAGCTAAGGATTCAATAGCCGATGTCTTGGCCTGTACAAGTTCCTGGTTCCTCTCCTGTAAGGCTACTATAGCACTTGCGGCAATGACACCCTTTGGAGCCTGGCCTCTATCAGCACTCTCGATAGCATATATCCTGTCAAAAAAATTGACTATAAGCTCAAGCACTTGAAAGAAGGTGCTTGGCAAATTAGGCACTTGCATAAACTCGATACGGGCATTCGGAGTAGTAGGCATCAAGATAAGGCGACCACCCTTCTTGAGCCCAGCCTCTATCATCTCTTTTGTAATTCCACAATGTTTTTGCACAATAAGCGGTGGACTCATTACATTAATAACGTAATTGACAAGTCTACTAAAAATCTTATTGATCTTGATAATAAGATCACCTACCTGCTCTGCGGCAGCAAATCCCCACAAGGATACAAGATCACTGTAGCTATTAGCATGATAGCATGGCAACCGGCCCCAAGGGAAGGTACATGATGCAATCGCAGTATCGAGTTGAGGATTTATATTAGGATTTGCACAGTCATCGAGTACTACATAACCGTCACTATTTTTGTCAGATGATTTACTGGCTGCAATAGTTATCTTCCGTATTCCGTCTGGATATACTTTGATTATTTTTGTGGTTTTCTCAATAACCATTTCGCCATTATCATCCATAACAGGCATACTGGTTGCAGGATCAACAGCAGGGTGTTCTTCAATTATTGTTTTCGTCCTATTATCTCTGACCCACACTTCTTTAACGAGACAACGCTCCAGCTTTTTATCTACAGCTCCGGTCTGAGTTGTTATAGCTTTGGTCATCGGATCTGCATATTTCCCAGTTAGAGATGTGTCGAGCTGAGCATAACCCGTGCCCTTGTATTCCTCCCTCACTGTTCCTAATAGGTCATAAGCCTCGTCTGCTACCAAATCGTTAACATTAAACTCGGCCTCCATAGCATCAACAAATTTGAGGTATGCATAGGAAATAAAGGGGGCATCGGTTGAAATGTCTTCGAAGAATCCAGGGGCTGGATAAAAAGAGAATGGATCAGTTATTGTTATAGCCGGACTATCCATTTTTTTGTTCCATGAAGGCTTCTCAAGTGTGATACCATATATCTCCATGGTCCTAGCCGATGATCTGATAAGTTTTTGCTGGTTGTTTTCCTTCCACCACTTAAGGAGCTTAGCAGATAGGACGTCCTCAGCACCATCACTACTCGTCCCATCCAGGTCTACAACCTCACCTATAGGTTTTCTGGCTGTTATATTCGCAACGGTTCTCTCGATATTCGAGAAATATAGATTCACTAAAGTAAGAGCCTGCGCTCTAGTTGCTACTCCGTCCCTGGATTGACCCCTATAAAGACTATAATTAGCAAGGAAATCATCATGTTTTCCGAGCCTTTCTTTTTCGAGACGCGCTATCTCAAAAAGATTGTTTGCGAAAGCTGCTACATCCTTATGACCCTTGGGCGGGATATTTGATAGATTCCATTTCTTATCTATGATTGGCATAAATCTATCCTCTCACTTCGTCTTCAAGGATAGGATCGATTATCTCCAGTTTACCTGTAGTCGATATATACCCACCGCACATTGTACAAAACATAAGGAAACGAGATGTTGACTTGCAAGCTAGTGATCCGTCATATACTGGCCAATTATATGAATGGTATGGCTCAATCAGTCTGAGCATATCGCCCGTCAATGGCTGGTGTGGATTATAGTGCTCGGTTGTTTCGTATATCGCTGCTCCACACGTCCTACACTTAACAAGAAATCCTTCCATTTAATCCTCCATACTCCCAAACATTTTCGTAAAACTATTATTTTTTTTCTGGATATGCTTCTCACTGGTACTTTCTCCTGATTCAGGGAACGGTATATCGTCGATATCCCCGACAGTAAAGACATCACCCTTCGGCTCTTGGATAGACATGACACCGCTTTTGGCTCTCAATGCTATCCATGCACCGATCCATACTGAACATAAAATAATTAAGGCTCCGGTAAGTATTCCTATACCAAAAAAGACTATCTGGCTAATCATTAATCTTCCTCCACTGTAAACACAGATTCTTGCACATTATCCATCCATGTAGTCCTACAAAGCATAGAGTGTATCAAGCCACCAATAGCCAAAACACAAGGATCATCTCTGCAAAACTCCTTGTTTAATTTATTTCGTAATATATCATTATGCCCAAAATAGAAACGCTTTGATTCTGGTAATACAATAGATTGTAAGGCCCTAACATAATTATCGAAAATCTTTGGTGTATAGAAATCGTCAGGCGGTGCTACCAGGATAGCGTTAACCTCACCATCTTCTATCAAAACTTCATTCAGTAATGCGAGGGTAGTTAAGAACCTATCAGGGTCCCCTAGCCATACTGTGAGTAGATTCTTTTGTACTCCGAAACCATATTGCTCTCTTAGATTTAAACACTTTCCGAGGAGCGTTGAAACATCCTTACTCTCAGCTTCGGCAAGAAGCTGGAAGTTCGCACCGCTCGGATTATTGGTATCAAGACCATCGGTAGGTCTGACCACACCGACTATCGCAGCATATCCCGGTAAACCATATGAACTATCTGTTATCTCTGAGGGCCACCCTATACAGGCATACAGATCATAATATTTTTGGCCTGTCTTTGTATTCTCGAACCAGTAAGGTCTTTCGACTAAAGGTATACCGCGCACCTTGGCATAGTCTGACCTGGACCTAAATAAGTCTAAGGCGTGGGGATGTTCGATGAGTTTTATTATACTCATAAAGTGTAGTATACTACATGGTGTGGAAGTGTTGCAATGAATCGACTGAACAAAAAAAAAGCCGCCCAGGACATGGAGTCCGCTGGATGGCTATGGTAATTGTACACCAGGACATGGAGTCCGCTGGATAACAGGTCACTTAAGGAGGAACTGAGGAACCTCCTGCTCCGTCATATAAAGCTTATTACCGATATGTAGGATATATAGATCCATAGGTACCCCATAAAGTTTTAATCCTTCCGGTGTCAATTTAGCAGGGAGGCCAGCCACAGTAAGGGTGCCGTCATAATTTGCATTCCACTTATGGGACGTATAATAACCATCTGGAGACACAAGGCTCACATTTCCGCCACATGGGGGGAGTGGAGAGAAACCTACAGCATCAACAAAATCTGTCAAGATCCAATCACCACCATCGATAGTGATCGTATACGAATTCCCTACCACATCGCACTGATCTCCAGCTATTGCGACAGTGGCGACTAACCACTGGAACCCTAGGGTTAAAAAAAGAACTGCAATCACTGGCCATAGTTTCTTCATACTCTTTTCTCCTATCTATTAAGGTTAATTGAACTGTGTAAATTTATTTTATCACAGGTCTAAAGAATTACAATTAATGGACTTTATTAATTGCCCAGTCACCCAGCATGCAAGCCTTATGCCTGATCCGGAAAATCCTGGAAGTCACACCCGTCGAAGAGTCCACCTCCCCCCGCAAAAGTCATAGCTAAGGACATGAGATGATCAGGGCTTCGTCCTAGTAAAGCCTTCATGTCTGCGGTATTCATCACCTCGACATATCCGGAGTCGGTACAATATGTCGGAACTAGGAGTTGATCAATTAAATCTTCATCTGGCGGTAGCATTGCCCCCGGATCTGTACGAAGCCACTCCCGGACCCTCCATAAAAGCTCATTTCTCAGGATACGGAATTCACCTAACTCTGTTTTTATTGTAGGCTTTGATGCAACTTTAATACCTGTGGCAACGATCCTATCAGACTTTTGCATTTGTGGAGCAACGCCTGTACCGACACCAGTTGCATCGACATTCGCCCTAGTTATCCCCACGTGATTACGGTACCAAACTATAGCTTTATCGG